AATATGACATCGGCTTCTCTCCTAATGGATCCACATATTCATATAAACCTACCTTCATACGGTCTGATATCGTTCCGTATTTACCTCCTTCTGACATACATTCATCACAATAATCTCCCTTTGTTTCTACATTCTTCTCACATTGCGTGTACAAACCTTCATTTTTTTTCAATGCTATACATTTGCTGTCATCGCATTTTCCATTAAATGGCATCAATATCTCCTTCTCTTTTTTTGATTTTTTTACTACCTTTACCCGTTCCTTACCTTTTACCCTTTCCTTACCTTCTTCTTCTACACTCGCTTCTATATTCACTCTCGACAACGCTTCTTCGTAATCGAATTTGTATATTTCTGATAATTCTTTTATTATTGATTTTATGCTCTCTTTCGAGGCTGATTCTATTCCTTTTAGGATTGAGGATTTTATTAATAATAATGCGTTCATTTTTTCAAATTGTTTTATCTTATTTTTTGCTTTGGCACACTTCAAATTTATTATTATGTTTTTCATCTTTTTCTTTTTTTTCTTTTCAATTTTTTTTCTTTTTTACCAATTTTTTTTATTACTAAATTTTTCTTTTACTTTCTTTCACATCTTTCTTTTACTTTTTAGCTTTTTTTGCCTTTTTGTTTTTTACTTTTTTAGTTTTTTATTTTTTTCATATTAAAAATAAAAAATTGAAATGAATTTTATTTTTTATACTTTCTATTATTATTATTATTATTCGCCTTTACTTTGTTTTACAATTTGCTTCCTTTTTACACTTTTGCACTTTTGTACTTTAATTATGAATTCGTGTAATATTTTAAATTTTTATACATCTATATCAAGAGAAACATCTATTTGCGAGGATATTTTAAACAGTTTATCTAGTTTATCTGATTTCGACATCAATATTCTTAAACAAGAAGAAGGGCATGGTATTTTTGGTTATGATAAAGAGTTTGAATTAAGTGAAATAGCCCGTTATAATCTACCACCAGATTTTGTTGAAGCCGTATATTTATTGTCCAAACAAGAATTTTGGGATTGTTTTAGATACAATACATTTAAACCTTTTGAACGTTTATCACCATACAAAACATTAACTCATCCAAGCAATCCGGGAAAAACATATAAAGTTAAACGATCTTTTCGAGATAATTCTGGATACAATTATGAAGACTGGATCTATAAAAACCGATTTAATTTGTTGTACATATCAAGATTTGATTTGCTAAAATCTTGTATGCAATTTATCACCTCTGAAGAAGCTAAAGATTTATATAACAAAATAAAGGTAAAGTATCCAGATTACGATTGTGATAAACTAGTAGACATTTCATATTCATATTATGAATCTGATGACGAAGAACCCAAAGAAGAAGACGAAGAAAAAGAACGACAAAGAGAAGAAAAATATGAAAGATTTTTAGATAAGATAAAAAGAATATAATTATTTTGTATTGTGTATTGTATTTATATGTTTAACAAATGGGTTTCCGTTAAGTGTTGTAAAACTTGATCGCCTCATAAGAGGGTAAAGTCATCCCAGACCATTTTTTTATTTTATTTTTTTTATTTTTTAGTGTATAAATATTAAGCATATGAATTTAAAATATAAATTATAATATTTCACGTAATTTAGTTATTTGTTCGTTTGTTAAAGACTCTGGAAAAATAGTGTTAAATTGTATTATCATATTTCCAACATGAGTGTCACGAATTATTCCCATATTTGGAATTATTTTACGATAATTGGGAGTAATTATATTACCGCTATTATTGTTTAATGTATATGTTTTTCCATTTAAATGTTTTATTTCAAATGTAAATCCACATAATGAATCTTTTAAAGAAATAGTTTTATCAAATACTAAATCCATTCCGGATCTTTTAAAGCATGACTCATTAATTATTTGTATAAATATTTTAACATCTCCTTTATTGTTGAAATTTAAAATATTTCCTTTATCTCTCAATATTATTATTTCCCCATCATCAATACCTTGAGATATATCTACATACAATGTTTCTTTTTCAAACATTTTTAATCCATTTTCCATTATCCATCTTTCAATATCAACTGATATTTTAGTTCCATTATAAACTTGTTCTAAAGATATTTTTATCGTTTTATTAATTGGAACTGGTTTTTGAAGTGCTTGATTCAATCCCATATTCATATGCATAGGCATATTCATATTTATAGGACCACCATTTCCATTAAATACATGAAATTTAGCATTTAATGGCATTCCAGAAAACCCATTTTGCATACTAAATGACATATCGCTAAATATTGCCCCTAGTATATCGTCTAATGGAATATCAGAATTCATATTAAATGTTTTAGGAGAAAATTGTTGTCCTCCAAAAATATTTGCACTAAAATTTCGTGTCATATCATATTCTTTTCTTTTTTGTGTATCTCCTAAAATTTCATATGCTTCGCTAATTTTTTGAAATTTAGATACTGCTTCCGGATCTCCACCATTTTTGTCTGGATGATATTTTAATGATAATGATCTATATGCCTTTTTAATGTCAGACACATCTGCATTTTCGTTTATTCCTAATACATTATATAAATTTTCAGACATAAATATATTATTATAAAAGATATACTTAAACAATTATTAACTTATAACATTATGAATAATGAAAATACATTATTTATTTATAAATATCGTCCTATTTTTCTAACTGATTATGGTATGGATAATGATACTTTTTCTTTATTAAAGATGTTAATACAATCTGATAATCTAAATATATTACTAATTGGTGATGTTGCTTCTGGTAAAACATCACTTTTAAATACGATAATTAAAGAATATTATGATGGGTATAATTATTCACGCTATGAAGAAAATATTTTACACATTAATAATTTAAAAGAACAAGGAATAAACTATTATAGAACAGAAGTCAAAACATTTTGTCAAACTTCATCTGTTATTAAAGGTAAAAAAAAAATTATTGTATTAGATGATATTGATTTAATAAATGAACAAAGTCAACAAGTATTTAGAAATTGCATTGACAAGTATAGCCATAATGTACAATTTATATCTTCATGTAATAATTTACAAAAAGTAATTGATAATTTACAATCACGGTTTATTAGTATTAAACTAAAACCAATACAAAAAGAACAAATTATAAATATTTTTAATAAGATTAGGTATAATGAACATATTGATATACATGAAGATGCAGCAGAATTCATTGTGAATATTTCAAATAATGTAGTTAAGGTTTTAATAAATTATATGGAAAAATTTAAACTTCTTAACGAAAAAATTACATTACAAATTGCAAATAAATTATGTTCTAATATTAGTTTTTATATATTTGAAGAATATACTTTGCTATTAAAACAAAAGAATATATACAAGGCAATTGATATACTATATGGCATATATGACAAAGGTTATTCAGTTATAGATATTCTTGATAATTATTTTATATTTGTTAAAAATACTAATATGTTATCAGAAGATGATAAATACACAATTATACCTTACATATGTAAGTATATAACAATATTTAATAATATTCATGAAGACGAGATTGAATTATCTTTGTTTACTAATAATTTAATAAATAATTTGTCAATATCATAAACTATTGTATTAAGTTTATTTTTATAATAAATAATATATTTTTAATAAATAATATATTTTTAATAAATAAAATATTATTTAATACTATATTTATTATAATATTTTTATAGGTATATATGACAAATGGCGTATTCATAAAAGATGTATCTAAAGATGCGTTAAAAGATATTTTAATATATTTTATAGTTACAAATTGTTTTAAAGAAACAAAATATTATGTTTTTTCTTTGTCTTCATACAAAAAGGGTATATCCAACAATAGTATTCATCAATTCATTGAAACTTGTAGACACTATTATTGTGTTTCTAAACATCATTATTTAAATGATGCAACCAGTTATAAAACATTTATAACTGTTTTAAGACAAATATGTAATTTGTTAAATATTGAATATCATAAAAAAATTAAATATGAAAAATCTTCATATGAAATTATTTATTATATTTGTACGTGTTAGTTCTTTTAGAATGTAAACTTTTTTTGTTTCGTTTTGTTTTTTGTCTATTATTTTTGCTCATGGTGTCTTTATATTTTGGCGTTATTTCAGACAGTATGTTTTCTTCATCTTGCATTTCGTAATTATCTTGTTCTTTATTGTTTAATTCATTTTCATTATCGCTATCGTTATCTTGTGATTTATACATATATAATCCTATTCCACCAGCAGTAAGAAGTGCTGCTGCAGAAACTAATGAAACTATGTCTTTCATATATAATATAATTGTATAAATACTTTATAATTATATTAACGCGTTTACTAAGGCGATTGTCTTTAATTTGTTTTTATTAAATTATTACCTAAATAATTTGGTTTTAACCCATATAAATCTGGATAATTTGGTGTTTTCCAGAATCCTACAAATTTATTTTCAATTTGATTATTTCTAGTTTGTTCTAAAGGTTCTAAAATATGGTTACCTCTTTCGCCTAATGTGACTAAAATATAGTTTCCTATTATTGTATTACTTTCCAGCACTTGTTGTTCAGATAGACGTGTAAACCACTCATATTTTCTTCTACTAATTAATTCTTCATTTGGAATAAGTATTCCATATAAATTTCTGTATAAATTAATATAATAATTAGACATTAAATTTTCAAGCAATACTGGCTTTTCATCAATTGTCTTTGTCCCTATTTCGATTCCATCAATAAAATTTATTTGGTTGCTTTTAATACGTTTTTCACACCATCTATTAAAGTCTCCTAAAAACACAGATTCAGCCGTATAATCAGATGAAATTATTCTTTGCATAAATTCAATTAATTGGAGCAATATATCATTTTCTTTTGGAGAACCACAAAACGATAAATTTGGATAATAATCGAAAGTGGTTGATGTTATATTGCGATCTACAGTTTCACATAAAAACATTTTATTTCCATTTGTTCCTTTATTATAAAGTCCATTTAGATCTTGAATACATAAAAATGATATTGGACATATTAAACCTCCATATATGTATAGTAATTTCATTAGTCCTAATTTTCTTGTATTGTCTAGTATTGGGTTCGATATTTTTGTCATATCTATTCTCCAATTTGGAATTAATTTTTTAAATGAATTGTCATCAATAATGCATATTGTAAAAGATTGTTCACATTGTTGAATTATGCTTTTTACGGTTAAATATAAATATGGTTGATTTAAATCAAAAGAACTCCTTGATCCAAAACTTAGCCATCTGCGTGAATTATATTCATAAGGAACATGAATCCATAATATTGGTTTTTTACTTTTAGCTAAAGTAGTTTCATCCAATAAATAATTTTGTATTGCTTCATGATTGTATGTATTTTCTTCAATACTTTGTTTGTATTCAAATCTTTTATATAATATCATAAGAAATATTAAAATTACAAAAAGCAATATATAATTAAAAGTAAAAATTGACTTCATATATTATTATTATATAATATTATTTATTATTATATTTTGTTACTTGCAATGAATATATATTATGTTGTTGGCATATTTATTTATATTATTTTTATATACGTATATTATGGATACTAATATTCCAGAAATATGCAACGTTTTATTGGATTATAAATTTGAAGTAAAAATACCTTTAACAAAATTTACTATTGATATTGACAAAAATAAATTAAATGGAATAAAAGGATGTATAGATAATCAAACAAATTCTATAGATTTACAATATCCAGAAGTTGAAACTAATGTTGGTTATAAAGTAATATATTCATTAATTGAAATAGATGTTGTTCCAATATTATCAGTTTTTATACCGTATGAAGCATTAGGAATATTTGAAGAAATTATAAATGCGATTAATGTGCCTAAAATTTATACTGATTATGTGTTTAAGCATGATAGTGATGTATTTAAATGTTTTAAACAAATGTTGTATAGTACTGAAAAAAATATTAAAAGATTTACACATTATGAAACTGAAAATGATCTTGAAACTGAATATATTACAGACGATTATGTTCTTGCATTTATTTTTACTGGGAACACACGATTTACAGATGATAGTGATGAGATACATAAACAATATAGTGTGTTTGTTAAATTAGTATCTAAACAATATGAGTCTGTTACTAAATCAAATGAGTCTATTCCTAAACCAAATAATAATGATATTACAATTGTAAGAAGAAGTTTAAGAATCCCTACAATAGCAAAATATAAATATACAGAAAAATATAAATATACTAAAGGAGGAAAAACAAAAAAAGTAAAGAAGATGAAAAAGAGTAAAAAAGGGAAAAGAATAATAAAAAGTAAAAAAAACAAAAAGTAAAAGAAGTAGAAAGTAAAAAGGTATAAAAGTAATTAACTTCGTAATGGCGAATTTAATGCACTATATAAATGAGCATTACATCTTTTAAAAAAATTATGTAGTTCTTTTGGATCTGCACCAGTAACTGCATCATCTGGTATATATGTTGCATTTCCTTTTTTATAACACAAAATAACTGGAATTCCGTTTACCATTTTTTTACTTTTTAAAAATGAATATACATCAAAACACTTATCAACATCTATATCACAACAAATGACTTCTGGCGGAGAACTCGCAAAAAATGCATCAACAACATGTTTTATTTGTTTACATGGACCACACCATTCTGCTCCTAATTTTAAAATAATTAATCCAGTATTATTTTGTAAGAGAGAAAAAAATAAATCTCTGTTTGGAATTTCAGATATAACATTTTTTGAAGTCGGCATATTATATTCTATGTAATTTATATTTTATGTTTATCGCATTTTTTATAATTATTTTTTAGTTTTGTTTGAATATTTTTTGTGTTTTCTTAAATACTTTACACGACGCCTTTTTGTCATATTTTTACCACCTAATTTAGGAGTAAGATTTTCTGTATATTCTGTATTATTTTCGTCTTCCGGAATTGTTTTATACATAGAAGTTCCATCTAATCCAAATTGTGTTTCTTCTGGTTCAGTAGTACCATCTATATCAGATTCGGTAACATCTATGTATTCTTTAGGTTCTTCATTTGTATTTGCTTCTTTAAATAGTCTATCATTTTTTTTACAATACGAAGAACTATTTTTTGTTCCAAAAATTCCTTTAGGACAGCATACTTGATAATTATTATACAATGATTCAGTATTCGTGAGATTATCTAAGTTATTAGTTCCACATTGTCGCTTGAGATATTTTTTAAAATCTTTACAATACTCTGAATCATTGCCTTTGGGACAACATTTAGCATATTTACTGTATAATTCATTTGGATTATTTGTATTTATGTTATATGAATTTAATGGGCTATCTTCATCTGAACAACTATTATTTTTTGACAAGGTATACATTTTTGATCTCACCGAGTTGCAATAGTTACTAGTATTTTCTTTTCCGAAAATGCTTTTAGGACAACATGTTGAATAATTTTTTTGAAGTTTGTCTGGTGTATTTATTTGTACCAATTTACTCATGTCACAATATTCTCCTTTACTCATTTTAGGTTTAAACAGACTTTTAAAAAATCCACCCTTTTTGTGTTTTTTACTGAAATATTTATTTTTGTTGGTAGTGTGTTTATTTTTTCTGCTTTTCATATATTATTATTATATTATTTTTTTAATAAAATTATAATCTTTTTATAATAAAATTCATAATATTGTATTGCGCTAGTAAAAATAAAAATTATTGTTTATCACCATAAACAATAACTTCATCGTCATATATATTATCTGGATCTATGTATATCTTAGTAGTATTATTTTTTATGTATTTCCAAATATAATAGCTAAATGTCGAACCATTATTTTTTGACATATTAAAATTTCCAATAAAAATATTATTACAACATTTAGATACAAGTAAATCAATTATTGCATTTTTCTCTCTATCATCAAAAAATTTATTTACAGACATGTATTTATAATTTTGTGTATTTAAAAAATCGATAACGCCATTAGATAAAGAACTAGATAATATTATATTTTCATCATCTTTACTTATGTATTTTTTAATTATATTAATGTATTTTTCTTCTAAATATGATTTATATTCATTGTATGTAATATTATTTTGTATAGACCAATGCAATAATCCATCAAGTTCTAATCTTAAATGTATAACATTTATTTTATTAGATGTATTTATATCTTTTAATACTAAATTAGATTTTAATATAAAATCATTGTTGTATTTTATATTTGTTAATATATTGTCGAACATATTATTATTATATGCATTAATCCAGCCATAACCAACGGAAAATGGTGAATTAAAGTCAATAATAATATCATTCATTAAATATTCGTTATATATTTCTTCCACTATATAGTCATTTATCTTGTATTTCAAAATAAATTTTTTCTCTTTTCCTACACATGGATCTCCTTTTATTTCATTAAAATTAAACGTCTTTTTGATAAACAATTTATTATTTTGAACATATTCGCTTTTAATAAAATCAGTTAAATCAATATAATCTACATCATTTGTCCCATACTTAGCAGATACTATTTCAAAAAATATATCATTTTTATCTATTACTATGATATTATATTTTTTTTTTAAAAAAATATTTATAGCATCAATATTAAATATATTACTTATAGCTGTATATTTTGTTTTATTAATATCATTAAGAAAATTATCTACAACTACACAATTATGACCTTCTTTGTATGCATTTATTATTCCGGTAATAAATCCAAATATTTGGTTTGTAAATCCGAAACCTTGAATACAAAATTTTAAGTAATACATATTATTATAATATAATATTATATTTAACTTAAAATATCACATAAAAGTATTATGTTACTAGATAAGCTAAAAAAATATTGGGGAAATAGTAAATTATGAATTATTTATTTATAATAACTTCTTTTGCAATGTTTTTAATTATTTTATTTTCCTTTTCTAAATCATTATCACCTCTACCTCCCATAGATTCAATAATTAAATTATTATACTGATCTGATTTTTTTGAATCACTATAAACACAATCCGGATATTTATCTTTAAATTCCGAAAGTAATTTTGTATTTTTATGTGCAATATATTTTATTGCTTTTCTTAATTTATCTTTTTCAAAATTTTCTTTTTCCCATTTATTTTCATCTTTAATATATAGAACTTCTCTCTTAAAATCACTACAATGAACTGGTCGTTTATTCATTTCTAATGCTTTAAGATTTTTAATAATTATATTCGAAATGCCTTCTATAAAGCCTAATTTTCCAACATTTTCTAAATCACACAACTGCAATTTGAGGGAATTTACAAAATCCATAATATTCATTGCATCTTTACATTCTTCATTCAAAAATATGTTGAGATTAAATGTTTTATTACTTATATTATTTATATTATTATTATTATTAATATTATTTGTTATATTTGATGTATTTTTACAAATATCAACAATTAAATTTTTAAATTCGTTATGTTGTTCAATCATAAATTCTTTTAAATTTTTATTTTCTTCTATCAATAAATTTACTAAATTATTTGTATTGGTTTCAGAATATTTGGTTTTACATATTTTTTTATGTGCAGAAAGGGTTGATTTATGTTTATATATTTTTCCACATTCACATTGAATAATATTTTTGACGCTTTTGACGCTTTTTAAGTTAGGATTTGTTAGGATTTTGTGTTTATCGGTTGAAAGGTGTCTTGTGTAATCACATAATCGTGAGCATTTATAGTGACAAACAATACATTCATGCAAAACGCCGCTTTTTGAGTTAGGCATATTAGGCTAACTAAAAAAGCGTTTAAATTATTTTTTATATTTTTTATTTTATAAAAATGTATAAAATAAAAATTTATCGTAACAAAATTAAAAATGTTAAGTTACCGATGACACCATAAATTTTTTTATGGTAAGAAGGAAATTTTTTTTCCAAGACTTTTTTTGGATTTTCATTTTTGGACATTTTTTTTGTCCAATTTTCATATTTAAAAAAAAGTCTTTGAAAAAATAAAAATAATTTCATTTTTATAACTTCAATAATCAAAAAATCAAACAGCTTAAAAAATTAAAGATGTCATTTATTTATAATAACCTCTTTTGCAATGGTTTTTATTATTTTATTTTCTTTTTCTAAATCATTATCACCTTTACCTCCCATAGATTCAATAATTAATGTATTATACTGATCTGATTTTTTCGAATCACTATAAACACAATCCGGATATTTATCTTTAAATTCCGGAAGTAATTTTGTATTTTTATGTGCAATATATTTTATTGCTTTTCTTAATTTATCTTTTTCTGAATTTTCTTTTTCCCATTTATTATCGTCTTTAATGTACATAATTTCTCTTTTTAAATCACTACAATGCATTGGACGTTTATTTATTTCTAACTCCTTAAGATTTTTTATAATAATATTTGAAATACCATCAACATATCCTAATTTTCCAACATTTTCTAAATCACACAATTGCAATTTGAGTGAATTTACAAAATCCATAATATTCATTGCATCTTTACATTCTTCATTCAAAAATATGTTAAGATTAAATGTTTTATTACTTATATTATTTATATTATTATTATTGTTAATATTTGTTACATTTGTATTTTTACAAATATCTATGATCTTTGCATTTTGTTCAACAATAAGCGATTTGAATTCTTCATTTTGTTGAATTAGTTTAAGTATCAAATCTTTTTCTTGTACTTGCGAACTATTGTTTATGGTAACATTTTCTATATTTGTGCATATTTTTTTATGATTAATTAAGCTCTGTTTATGACTATATTCTTTTCCACAATTACAAATATTCCCCTTTTTTGGTAAGTATTGGTAAGTATTTAGGTGTTTTCGTGTAAAAATATGTCGTTCCCATTTCCATTTATCTGAGCATATGAATGCGCATTTTTTACAAACAAACTTTTCTTCCCCTTTTTCCCCCCTTTTTGTAAGCATGTTATACTTACCAAAAAAGGGTTTAAATTATTTTTTATATTTTTTATTTTATAAAAATGTATAAAATAAAAATTT